TACAATGATAAAGTGGCTACCGGTACTTCTTCTAATTTTGGTCCTATTGGTGTTCGCATCACTACAGATTCGATTATTTCTGTTGTTAGTGGGCTTATGGACTCCCGTAGGGCAGTGGTTCTAAGTTACCTACACAAAGCAATTAAACCATTAAATCAGTTGCGTATGATTGAAGATGCAACTGTTATCTATCGTATCTCTAGAGCACCAGAACGTAGAATATTCTATATTGACGTTGGTAACTTACCAAAGTTAAAGGCCGAACAATATCTACGTGACATCATGATTAAGTATAAGAACAAACTTGTCTATGATGCAAATACAGGTGAAGTTAGGGATGACCGTAAGTTCTTGTCAATGATGGAAGATTTCTGGTTACCTCGTAGAGAAGGTAACAAAGGTACAGAAATTACTACTTTACCAGGTGGTCAAAACTTAGGTGAGTTAGAAGATGTCAAATACTTCCAAAGAAAATTATATGGTGCATTAAGTGTACCTATTTCTAGACTAGAATCAAATCAGAGTTTCTCTTTAGGTCGTTCATCAGAAATTACTAGAGATGAATTAAAGTTCTCTAAGTTTGTTGATAGACTACGTGCCAAGTTCTCTGATATCTTTAATCAAGCATTACGTGTACAGTGCGTATTAAAAGGTATTTGTACAGCAGAAGAATGGGATCAATTTAAAGAAAACATTCATTACAACTTTATTAAAGATAATAACTTCACAGAATTAAAAGATGCAGAGTTAATGACCAATAGATTATCATTACTTGGTCAAGTTGATCCATATACTGGTCGTTACTTCTCACAAGCATGGATTCAACGTAATGTATTGCGTTTAACTGATGATGAAATACAAGAAATGCAATCAGAGATTGATGAGGAAAAAGAAGAAGGCCTAGGTTTACCAGTTGGTGTAACCAATAATGTGGCTCAACAATCAATGATGCAACAAGTAGCAACTGATCCTGAACAAGGTGGTGTACCACCAGAACAACAACAGGATCAAGGACCACCGCCACCACCAAAGTCTGAATCACAGACATTTGGTAGATTGAAACAGATATTATAAATACTTTTTTGGAGAATATTATGCCTGATAACACAAGAGCAATTGTAGACTTTGCATATGATGAGAACGGTAAAGAATTTCGTGACGCTCTTTACTCAGCAATTCATGATAGAGTATCTGCACATATAGATTTAAAGAAACAAGAAATTGCAAGAAACTTGATTGTACAACCTGAACAAGAAACAGAAGTTAACGATCAAGAAGAACTTACAACTTCAGACGAATAGGATAAAAAATGGCAATATCGAATACCATACAAACATTAATTGATACCAATAAAAAAACCGTTATCAAACGTGTTGGTATTTTAGATTCAAATGAAGCTGAAACAGTTATTATTGAACCTTTAAAACTATTTGGTGCTTTAAATGCTAACGGACAATACTATCAAGTAGGAAACACCACACCAGCAGGTATGGCCAATTCTGCTTTTACTATTTCTAGAATTCTAGCATCAGTAGATGGAGAAGTTGGACATTTACAGTTAAAGTGGCAAGGTACAACTTCATCTGCAACGATATATGCATTTGGTGCCGGTACAACTGATACGAACCCACAATATCAGTTCCCCTCTATACCAAATAATGCAGTAGGTCCTACAGGTAATGTTACAATACTCACCTCAGGAACAACAGCTAATGCAGCTTATACTATTACTATCGAACTACATAAGAATGGTGCATACTATGATGCAGGTCGTTTGACTGATCCTGCTGCGTTTAACTATGGTCCATATGCATTAAAACCGTAATGAATTCTTTGATTGCATCTCTACATAACGGTGATATTGTTTCATTTAAAGAACAATTATTCAACCGTTTAGATCAACTGGCTGATGAAAAACTTGGCCAGTTGAAAGTAGATTTAGCAAATGAGATGTTTGACATTAATGAAGTTAACGTACAAAAAATGGGTAGGATGAAGTTAGTTCGTATACGAGTACGTGGTGGTAAGATACAAAGAATATCAAAAGTTTCAGCAGTAAAAGGTTATACAGTACGTGGTGGTAAATTAACTAGAATGTCATCACAAGAACGTAGTCGCCGCAAGATGGCCGCAAATAAGGCCAAATTTAAACGCCGTGCTAAAATGAGGCAGTCTATAATAAAAAGACAAAGGTCTCTTAGAAGAAGAAAGGCAATGGGAGTATGAAACTCATCAAAGAATTAGTCGAGTCAGTTAATTATCTAACTGAAGAAAAAGATGGCAAGAAAACCCTTTATATCGAGGGTCCATTCCTAGTTGCCGAAACAAAGAACAAAAACAATCGCATATACAAAGAAGATGTTATGCGTAAAGAAGTACACAGATATACAGAAGAATATATTAATAAAAACCGTGCCTTTGGTGAATTGGGACATCCAGATACACCATCAATCAACCTCGACCGTGTTTCTCACTTAAACGTGGGTTTACGCCAAGAAGGCAATGTTTGGATAGGCAAAGCTAAAATTCTTGAAACACCAATGGGTAATATTGCAAGAAGTCTTATCGAGGGTGGTGCTCAATTGGGAGTATCATCACGTGGTATGGGTTCTTTAAAAACCATTGATGGAGTCAATGTAGTTCAAGGAGATTTTTATCTAGCCACAGCGGCGGATATTGTAGCTGACCCTTCTGCCCCTGGTGCATTTGTTCAGGGAATTATGGAAGGCAAAGAGTGGATGTTAGTAGATGGTGTGTGGACTGAGATGCAACACGAACAAGCAATTAAGCAAATTCGTCAGGCGTCAAGACAAGATATAGAAGCAGTAAGTCTACAAATCTTTGAAAACTTCCTCAAAAAACTTTAATTATAAATATCCAATACAAAATCAAGGAGATTTTTAAAATGGGAAAACTAAACCTAGCAGACGCCGCTAAAGCAATTCTGTCTGAAGATTCAAGAGGCACCTTCAGCAGCAATATTGGAGCTAAACGTGGTGGTCAAGATAAACCAGCAAAACTAAGTGGTGACGTTGCATACGGCACTAAAGAAGTCGATTTAGGCCACGATCCACTTAAAACAACAGATTCGAATCCAGATTTCACAAAAGGTGTTCCTTCTGCAACTCCTCCAGGTGCAACACCACCTGTTGGTTCAGAAAAAGGTAGCAAGATTACTGGTCAACCAGGTCAATCTGGCAACATCGAACAACCAGAAGGTAAGCCAATGAAACAAACTATGGCCAAAAACAAGAACGGTGTTGGTGTACAACAGTACGAAGATACTGAACTAGATGGTGACTTGATTGAAGAAAAAGAAGAAGATCATGAGGACGAAGCTCAAGATAAAAAACTAATCAAGAAAATGATGAAGAAAGAAAAAATGAAAGAAGATATGGACGCACTTCTTTCTGGTGAAAACCTTTCTGAAGAATTTGTTTCTAAGGCAACTACAATTTTCGAAGCAGCAGTTATTGCTCGTGCAGAAGAAGTTATCGAAGAAGCACAAGAACTAATGATGCAACAGTTTGAAGAAGCTGTTGAAGAAGTTAAAGAAGATTTAGCATCTAAGATTGACGACTACCTAAATTACATGGTAGAAGAATGGATCAAAGAGAATGAAATTGCAATCAATAAAGGCCTACGTGCTGAGATTGTTGAAGATTTCATTACTGGTCTAAAAGGTCTATTTGAAGATCACTACATTGATATTCCAGAAGATAAAGTAAACGTTGTTGAAGAATTAACAGACAAAGTTACCGATCTGGAAGAAGCACTAAACGAACAAATCGCAAGTGCTATCGAACTGAAAAAAGAACTAAATGAGCATAAAAAAACTGAGGCTATCTACACAGCGTGTGAAGGCCTGACGCAGACACAAGTAGAAAAAATGAAATCACTCGCAGAGGGTGTAGAGTTTACTACTGAAGAAGAATTTGCTGACAAACTATCCACATTGAAAGAATCTTATTTCAAGTCGGATGTTAAAGTTGCAGATCAATCTGCTTTAGACGATGAAGTTCAAATCGAAGAAGAAGTTAAGAAATCCACTTCTGCTGATCCTATGATGGAACAGTATGTAAAATCAATTTCCAAAACTTTAATTAAGTAATTAAATTAAGATACTTACAAGGAGAACTAAATGTATCTAACTGAACAACTACAAGAAAAATGGCAGCCAGTTCTGGAACATCCAGAATTAGAAGCTATTAAAGATCCATACAAGCGTGCTGTTACAGCATTGGTATTGGAAAATCAACAACAAGCAATGCAAGCAGACGCTCAAGCTCTAAACGAAGCACCAAGCGTTACAGGTCCAACTAACGTAACAGGTGGTGTTCAGAACTTTGACCCAATCTTGATTTCTTTAGTACGCCGTGCATTACCTAACCTAATCGCTTATGACGTAGCTGGCGTTCAGCCAATGACTGGTCCAACAGGCCTGATCTTTGCAATGCGTGCTCGTTATAACAACCAATCTGGTAGTGAAGCATTCTATAACGAAGCTAACACAGTATTCTCTGGTTCTGTTTCCGCTGCAAACCCATACGGTTTCCAAGGTACACTAGCAACTGATACTGCTAACAACTTCCAAGCAGGTACAACAACTTCTGGTATCGGTATGCCAACAGTTAATGCACAGTTCTTAGGTGCTACTGACTATGGTACAGGTGCTAACGTATTCCAACAAATGGCATTCAGCATTGAGAAAGTTACTGTAACTGCTCAATCACGTGCTTTGAAGGCTGAATACTCACTAGAATTAGCACAAGACTTGAAAGCAATTCATGGTCTTGACGCTGAAACAGAATTAAGCAACATTCTGTCAACAGAGATTCTTGCTGAGATCAACCGTGAAGTTATCCGTACAATCTATACTTGCGCTGTTCCTGGTGCTCAGTATGGTACAACAACTGCTGGTTATTT